TCATGGAGCTCGACGGCGTGTTCGGGTTCTTCCAGTCGACCTGCAGTTTCATCAGCTCCTCGTCGGGCACGGATGGATCCTGCATCCGTGCCACAAGACGGGCTGCCTGCAGGATCGATTCACCGAAATCCCGGTCGCAATGGCGCGCCTCGATAATCAGGTCCTCACGTTGTGCCTCGGTCGCGTCGGCGGACGTCGGGTTCGCGTCGGACACGATGCCTAGCGAGCTGGCTGGAATGTTCATCGCACTGGCGAACATCGCCGCCCAACTTTTCAGCATCGTCAGATGCGGGTCCATACTCGACGCGGCCAGTTGCGTCACGGTCGGGGACTGCCCGTCGATGTCCTTGCTGATCATGTTGTAGCGACCCATATAAAGCTTTAACGCGTCGTCCGTGCCCAACGAGGCGAGTTCTTCGGAAGTGCCTGTCAGCAGGATTTTTGGGAACGCGTAGAATTCGGCATTCGCTTCGGCGCGCACGATAGTGCGGTTCGCGCCGTCGATGATGGCCATAGCGTCCCGGCTGATGCGGGAGCGTCCGAACGGTTTGACCTCGGTAGCCTTGTAGGCGAGGCGGAACACGCTGCACTCGTTGTCGATGGTGGGTTGCTCATCGTCCACGCGCCACCAGTAGCCGAGACGGCGCTGCACGCTGATGTTGCGGTCGGGCATGTAGAGCACGAGTCCGGTGGCCTCGTTGTTGTCGTCAACGTCGGTGATGGCCATGCACGCCCTGACCCGCCGGTTAGGGTAATCCCAGACGGCGGCCGAGCTTTCCGCGGTATGCGTGCGGATGAGCGGTCTTCCTTCGAAGTCCCGGACGACGCTGAGGAACGAACAGCCGTGAATGAGCGCAGTCTGGATGGCCTGCTGCAGAACGCTAGTGAATCCGATGCGGCTCATGAAGTCCTGCAGTTCGAACGGGTCGTCCACGCCCGGCGAGACGAATCCCTCGAACACGCAAAGCTCAGCGAGCATATCCACAGCCTTGCGTGCCCACCCAAGCGGCGTGTAATGATCCTTGATGGACTTCGGCACAGTCAGTCCAAAATCAACCAGTGGCTCCTTGGCTTCGTAGTAGGCGGTGAGTGTTCGGTTGCGGCTCGCGTGGCGCGTCCATACCTCGGCGAGTTCGCGCAGCAGCACGTTCTCCTCACCGGAGAGTCCGTCGATGTGCGTCGGCACGACGAGTTTCGGCACCGTTCCGGCTCCTCCCGTAGGTTTCCACCCGTCCGGCGCTGCCGTTGTCTGGATGTCGCTCATTTAGATTCCTCCGATGATCTGTCGTCTTCCGGGATGTCGGAGCGTCGTGAACGCCCCGTACAGGGCGAGCGTGGTGGACACGAGCGGCGTGATGTCGACATCACTGCCGAGCTTGTTCCAGGCGATCGCGCCGGACTGTCCCAATGGTCGCGTGGTCGCGCCCTTGACGGCGGCGGCCAGCTGCGGCTGGTATTCGTCCCGCGGGTGCTTGAGCGTTCCGGCCTTGAGCATGTCGAGGAAGCGTCCGCATGCGCGGCCCATCTCCTGCATGTTCGTCACCGTGACCCTCACATGCGCCTTCTTCAGTTCCGGCAGCAGGCTCATAGCGGGCGACTGCGCGTCGATGACCACGCTGGCGGTCTTCGGCCAATGTTCGGCGAGCCAGTCCACGGCCCACATGGTTCCCGCCTGCCGCGCGTCCTTGATGTTCGCCATCTGGATGACGGCCGAACCGTCCGCGTACCGTAGCGCCGCTCCGATGGTCAGCACGCTCCTGTCCGGAGGCATGTCGATGCCGAAGCTCACGGTTCCCCCATCAGGCACGTCGTCGACGGCCGCGGCCTGCCACAGGTCCGGGCTGATGGCGTACGCGGTGGCGGTCTCATCCCATATGCCAAGCGCCTCACGACGGAACGAATCGTCCGACAGGTTGTTGCGCATGCGCATGATTGCCTGTTCGCTTGTACGTTCCGGATAGCTGGGATTCGCTTTAGCCCACTGTTCGCGGTCGTCCGAATCCGCGTCCTTGTCGGCGGCAAGCTCCACGTAGAGGAGGTTCCCGTCATGGTTCAGCGCGTGCATGCGTTTCTCCGTGAACGCATCGCACTGGTCTCCCGGCTTGGGTGGATTGCCCATATACACGACCAGGGGGTTAGGACTCGTGTTCAAAACCGGAATCATGTTGTCCATCGCGCGCACTGTGAGAATCTGCGCTTCATCGAACACAGCCACGTCCACGCTGTGCAATCCTCGGCCGAAGCCGTTTTCGCGGGCGCCGAACATGATGCGGCTGCCGGACGTGAACGTGATCTCCTGTTGGCCGTTTGCTCTGCGGATGCGTTCCACGTACCGGCCGAGCACTGGATTATGCTCCATCTCGCACATGTCCGCGAATGTCTCGTCGCTGGTGCGCGTATGGTGGGCGGTCCAGATGGCTTTCAGGTTCGGTGTGAGTATCGCCTTGAGGAACAACGCGGTGCCGACGGTGAAGGTCTTGCCGATCTGCCTGCAGCTGGACAGCACGGCGCCGTCCGCGCCACACGCATACTTGCCTTCCGCGTTCTTGGCGAACAGAAGCCACAAGAAGCCCTGCTGCCACAAGTCGAAACGGATGCCGGCCTTGCGCGCGGCTTTGTTGATTCGCGTGAACTCGCTGCCGACGATGCCTTCCGGCTGGCGCAGGATCTTGGCGATCTCAGACAATCGACGCTCCGACATCGTCCGTCACCTCGTCTTCCTCATCGTCCAACAGGTCGGTCAGACCGCCGCCTTGGAGCGATTCGATGCGTTCGCATACGTCGATGAGCTGGCGGCTGATCGCAGGCAGTGCGTTTGCCGGTGTGGACGTGTCATCCATGGCCTTCTGCAGTCGGTCACGGTTGGCGCGCAGCATGTCCAGCATGCTGCCGTCCATCATCCTCTCGAAGCTCCGCTGGTCGAGATCCCTTTCCGGCTTCTGTTTCGTTTCCACGGCTTTGACGGGCGGCTTACCGTTCCGGTCCTGTGCGGGCCGGTTCTTTTTCCGACGCCGATAGTCTTTCTGCCTGCATTTCGCGGAGCAATATTTCTGTTGGCTGCCCTTGCCACTTGGCCTAAATTGCTTACCGCATACTTCGCAAATCATTGCGTTTCCTTCATTCCAAAACCAGTGAGGAACCCGAGTTCTTCGCGCAATCTTGTTGCAGCAGCTTCCGCCCGTGCAAGCGTCTTGAATGGACCTCTCTTGTATGCCTTCCTATTCTTGATAACCTCAACTTGCCATGCTTTTCGATCGTTACGCCAGTAGACACCACGGATTCCGGATTTGCTGTTCTTATTACAGGAAACACGATATTCGGAATTCTCCCGAACCGTTACTGCTCTCAAATGGTCTGAATTAACGCATGAACGGTTGTGACAGATATGATCAATCACCATCCCATCTGGGATAAACATGTTATGAGTCAATGCATATGCGAAGCGATGTGCCGGAACGGACGTCTTTGCCAGACGGAATGTGCCATATCCCTTTGGGTGATGAGCACCGTTCCATTCCCAACATTTACTAGGGTCAGTGCTTCTGAAGTATTTATTAAATCGTTCTATGTCAGATGCTGACGCTTTGAAAAAGGCCATATTCCGCCTTTCATTCAACGTATGCGTAACACAATTCGTTACGCTTAAATTTCAAGAGAAATATCGGCACTGCACCCGAGGCTCCCGTAAGGGGGTATACCCGGGATCCCTACCGTGGTATCAGGGTCAGATGCCGAACGTTTTGAACGGCATCGAGCTTGATTTCACTTCCTGTCTGCCAGCCAGCAGCGCTCGTGCGTGTTCGTCTGTCTTGTCGCTCTTCATCCTGTTGCATCTGCGGTGCGTGAGCCTGCAGTTAGCGAAACTGTATGGATCGCCGCCGCGTGAGACTGGGATGAGTTCGTCGACTTCGGCGCTCATCGGATGTGGTGTCTTCAATGTCTTATCGACCGGCTTGCCACAGATGGCGCACACATCGTATGCGGCCAGCACTCTTGCCCTGAGCTGTCTGCGCCGCCAGCCGTTGCTGACGCGCTCGTTGCGCCGCTTGCTCATGTGGCCTCCCACGTGTATGGGGCCCAGGGTGTTATGGATTTGTCAACGATTATCTTCGCAGTTGGCTTGCTGGGATGCCGGTATAGGGGCTCCCGTATATGGGCACTCCCGTGTCTTGTAGGGGCTCCCCATCATCTGCGAATGCCCCTCCCGGATTGTCAATGACCCTACCCCGGATTTGTTTCATGGGTGCCTTCGGCGGGATTCGAACCCGCGTCCACACTCGAGCCGCAAGGAAGAGGATCCGAAGATCTGCGACCGGTGCGATCTACCACTGATTCCTACGAAGGCATGGACAGGCGGATTTGAGCTTCACCGCATCACGGAAGCACGGGATTGGCTTGCCTGCCACATTGAGGTATGCCCACTCTGACGGGAGTGGGCGGAGCGTGTCCGATATGCCGTTCGGACAGGACGGGACTGCAACCCAGGGAGTTAGGAGAATCCATGGCGGATATGAAAAGGGTTCAAACCAAGTCACCTCGGTTTGAACCCTCTAATCCACTGACAATTCTGCCTTGCACTTCGAAAAATGTCAAATCACGTCATGGCGAGCGAGGCGCGCGTGTACGTCGGACAGGCGGTACAACGGTTGCCCCTTATCGTTTCTACCGGTCGGCTGAAGCCTGCCACGCTTGCGCCACGAGTAGATCGTGTTCACACTGCACTGGAACCCACACTCGCGCAGCAACTCAGCACACTCCCCCGCCGTGAATGCCCTGCCCGATTCGATGCACTCCCGCAGGAATCCCAATCGCACATCTACCGTGCGGTAAGTGTTTCCGCACACCGGACAGTCAACACTTACCGCGCCGATTTCAGCGGTCAGCTCCACGCCGCACAGAGGATTCAGGCACCTGCCGATACCATGCCTGGATTGCGGCACGTCGATGATGCCCAGCGTCTTGCGCGCCAATCGCTCCCAGTCATGCCAAATCACGTCGATGTCCGGCAGACGGTTCAACCGCGGGCAGGCGGCGCAGACGCGCAAACATTCCAGCATGGACGGGTGGATGCGACCGTTCACCCACGGCATCGCCGACGGAGCGTACAGGCGGCGCCACAACGCGACCGCCATATCCACGACCTCCTGCAGATGGTCGAGGACCGACAGTCGGATTGGCGTGGGCGCGGCGGGAAGGTTCAGGCGTCCCGGCTGATGGCCGCCATAGTGCGCGGTCGAGTCCAGGAACTCGTGCAACGATTCCAACCATGTGGGATATTCCCGCAGCCAGCCGCGCATCAGCCCCTCGCAACGCTCGCACAGCGTGCGCGGCATATCGCACTCCCCACCACACACGAGGCACACGCCGGCGAGCGCTGGCTTGTTTTGGTTGGTTTGTGCTGGTTGTGTCTGGTTTGGTGTTGGTTGGGATTCGTTGTTTTGTTCGTTCATTTGTTCGATTCCCTCCGGCGTGATAGTCTGGTTTGTGGTAATGCCAGAGCCCGGCCGGAAGGTCGGGTTCTTTGTTTATTCGGTGACGGAGTCCTGTTCTTCAAGGTCGACGTGTTCGATCTTGGCTCTATGGCGGAGCAGAACAGCGTATTCATCCATGACATCGAGCTGCCTACTCAACAAAGTGATCGGACAGACGAACTCGAAGTCAAGCGTGCCATCCGCATACCGCTGCAGCATGCCCCTGAGCCTGCCGGCGCGGACGGTCAACTCCCGGTACTCGACACGCATGCGGTCCTGGTAGCCGGAGGCCTTGGCGCTCGCAGGTTCCGCTTGGTCGGCGGCGGCGAGCACTTCGATGGCTTGGCGCAGGTATCCGTCGCGGATCCATTCGGATGCGGTCCGCCATTCCTCATGGATGATTTCGGTGGAGTCCTTGCGGAGCGCCCATTTGAGCCCGAACAGACGTTCGGCTACGGCTTCGGTGCGCGCGTCGATCGGCGGCAGTGGCGGGTCTAGTGTTTCCTCACTCATTTCGTTTCCTTCCTCTTTTGATTGTGCATGGTCTTCCAGGTCTTGTGTCGCAGCAGCCACACCACCCATTCGGGCAGTTCGGTCCAGATGGTCAGATGTGAGGACGCGGCGTATAGCTTCCACCACCTGCCGCAGATGACGCAATGCTCTATCCTGCGCAGGCTGTCCTCGTATTGCGCCGGACCTATGCCGTTGCTCGCGCAGATGAATATCCCGACCGCGCTACGGCATGCATGCGGCGAGCGCCGTTTGTTACGACTGATGCCGTGCATCATTCCGCCTCCTTACCGAGGATGTAGACGAGCGTCGGCGGCAGTGACGGTTCGAAGCATGTGTTCGGCGGCACCTTGTACTCGCCTTTCCCATTGAGTCCAGGCAGCACGTCGGTCCGCACCACACTCCACCCCTCGGAAAGCAGGCTTTCGAGCGTTCCGGCGTTGTTCAGCGTGAGCGTCCATGCGTCCCTGTCGGTCGTGTATGTGAGCGGCACTACCTTAAATTTCCAACTCACTGCTCCGTCTCCTTCTGCTCGTC